CGACCAAGATGGGCGTTGCTTGTAGTAACGGAGAGGCTATGTACGAATATGTCAGCACGATTCCTACCGGTATTCCTGGTCCTCTAGGTGACCAGTTGGCGGACGAGATGGGCGGAATTCGGCTCCAAGGATTGGCGCCAGGAATTGTCAACGATGCCACCGATGCACTCAATCCAGCACCGTTCTTCTCTGCTGCTATCGGCTCGGGTTTTCCTAAATGTAAACAACTGACAGCGCCGGTCGGTGATTATAACGGAAACCTCAAATCTAGAAATCCCAATATAACCCGTAAGTGGATTCAAGAAAAAGTCAAAGACTGTCCTCCAAATATTGGTCAAGGGAAAAAATGTGCTACGCATTGGGTATTTGATAAGTGGATTTCCGCCGATGAATATAATAATGAAAGAAACCCAAAGAAGAAGACCAGCACAAATACGAAGGGAAATAAACCAATTCCAAAGAAGACCTCGAAGGGAAATAAGGTTGAGAATTTTCAGTCGTTGACTGCGCCCGTGGGCGGCTCCCCGCTTGCTGCCGGTATCCTCTTTGCCGCTCTTTTTGTCGGACTCGTAGCATTCACCGCCGCACGAAAATAAGTAACCCAAAGTAAGAAGGCGGGGCAAATGAATGCTTTAGAGAATTTGAAATCAGAGGTCGCACAATATACGCCAGACATGACGACTATTTTGGGACCGACCTACGATTATTCAGCGGAGTTGCCCACACCTAAAAAGGTCGGCGTGAATTGGGGCGACGGTTCGTTTAGCGGAATTGAAGGCGCCGGTGCCGGTAGCGAATATTATGTTGATACAATTGCATTCGGACAAACAACCGGATTGGCGGCGAATCCGGCACGCAATCTATCCATGTACCCTCTCGGTTTACGATTCTTTATCAAATCTGGTGCCACTTGTTCGAATGGTCAGGATATGTATCAATACGTGAATACAATTCCTACCGGTATTCCTGGACGCCTTGGCATTGAATTGGCAAAACCACCGCCAGACGGGCTTGGAGCGCAATTTCGTGGACTAGCACCCGGTATAATACAGGACGCTCTCAAAGGTCTCGATCCTATGCCAATGTTCAACGCCGTGATGAATAGCGGCTATGCCCGTTGTCGTAAAATAACTCTACCAGTTGGCGACGGAGAGGGTAATATACAAAGTCAGAAAACGGGCGTCTGGTGGATTGACCCGTCAAAAGAGGTATTGACCTACCCTAATGGAAAGCCCCATGCGAGTCATTGGATTTTTGACTCGTGGGTCACTGCCGATGAGTATGCTGCGGACCCAAAAGTAGAAGGATTCGCCGTAATCTCTGGCAACATAGATAGCGATAAACAACTTCAATATATTACAAATGTTGCACAGAAAAGATACGCCAAATATACCACTGCACATCACGAATGGATTAATAAGGTAGAGACATCACAATATCGGTCCGCCCTTGATGCGGTTCGAAGCGATCCTGCGATTTTCGATAAAATCCGAGAACGATTTCCTGGCGCCTCGGTCAAACCGGTCACCGAAGCGGATGAGATTTATTGGGCGGTGAGCCCCAAAGGTGCCGTCGGCTCTGACCGCTCCCTTGTCGACTGCCACTACGATAGCCCGTTCGCCTGGTTTCCAACGGGCGGTGTCATCTACTATCGTATAATTATCGCTTGTAATGAAAATAATACAGTTACAACAACATTCCCAGATGAAAATATACGGGTCAAAATGAATACAAAAGACTTTCACGGACTCGATTACAATAAAGACAAACATTGCGTAGAGGGGTCGATTCCAAAAGATAAAGTGCGAGTTCTGCTCAAGATGCATTATTTAGTTATCCCGCCTAATAGCAGCCCGCTTGCCGAGACGTGTGTGCGCTACCTGAATGTTTGGTGGACGGTATTTTCACGGGAGACAATGCGAATGTCAGCGAATCCGACCACCTGGTATGAATACCTTGTAGCAATGATTGTCAACGTATGCCGTGTTGTATTCAATAATGTTTATACATTGTTGGGAATCGTGGTGGCGCTCGTCATTATCGGATTTTTATCCAGAACAAAATCGGTTGAGAAACTTATTCGACGAGCGGTCCGCTCCGTCGGCTGAGATTTCTAACAAAATTGAAGAGAAATTTGTTAAACTTATATTATAAGCATAACAAATGGGACAGTACTACTATGCGGTTCTTCTCGATACACGGGGTACAGTGGTGGGCTGGCTATGTCCATTTTCGGGCGGAATGAAACTGATGGAGCACTCTTATTTGGGAAATGAGTTTGTAAGTACATTTGAATGGGAACTCTCGCCGGCGGGGCGGTTTCATAAGTCCCGAGTGGTTTGGGCTGGCGATTACAGCGACCCCGAGCCAAATATGGAGGCAAATCTATATAAAATCTGTAATGAGCGTAAGGAGTTGGAGATTGGCAGCGGCATGGAGATTCAAAGTACCATTAACTATCCGTTTCTAGTCAATCATACAAAGCGGCAGTTTGTGGATAAGTCCAAGGTTCCCAAGGGGCTGGATGGGCTCCGCATTCATCCATTGCCACTTTTGACTTGCGAGGGGAACGGACGGGGCGGAGGGGACTTTTGCGACGAGTCGCCCTTGATTGGATCCTGGGCACGGGATGTTATTTCTGCAGAAAAGTTGGCGCCAGAGGGATTTACAGAATTGGCATTTGACCTTGTGGAAACGGATTAGTGGTCATTGAAAAACCGACCGCCACAACAAGAATGGGTTCATGGCAATCGAATACCTCGTGGTGCTGGAGTCCTCGTAAGCGGTGTCCCGAGCACGTTCCACCTTCTAAGAAGTCGTTTACACAGCAAATAGAAGAAGAGAATGAAGAAAAGATTGCTAAAAAATGGTGGATTGAGAATCGGTGGATGTTTGTAGAAGGTCGTGATCCAAATATTTTAGGAATTGGAGACTGTGATACAACAGATAATCCCTAGTACAGAATAGAGATGCCTGATTGGCTACTAGAACGAATTTTTCCTTTTACTCATCAAGTGAAAGTAAAAATCGAAACACTTGCATCATCAAAAACAATACTAAATATGAATACAACGACACTTAAATTTATAGCAGTTGGTGTGGCTGGCGGGCTTATTGGATTTGCGGCTGCACGGATCTACTTTCATCCATCCACCCCCTCAGCCTCCTCTGTCCTCCCCGCCCCTTCCGTCTCCTCCGCCCTCCCTGCCCAAAATGAAAAATTCATGGAATCCGCCGAGCCAGCCGAGAAAGAAAAATCTGTGAAGCCCGTGGAGCCCGTGGAGCCCGTAAAGCCCGCCGAGCCCGTGGACCCTCCCATCGCATCCATTGAACAGATTGATACAACCAACCCATTCAATAATAAAAAGTTTGACCCAATATTGAATGATAAAAAGTATGTTATTGGATTTATGTATAAAATGGAGGCGCTCAAAAAATCTTTGGCTAAACCCTCCGTTGTTGAGAAGACATGGCGAACTGCCTTTCCTCAAACTAGAGATTTGCTTTTATAACCGCCGATGTCCAAACATCCATTCCGCTATTACAAAGGTTTGAATGTATTTTTTCATAGTTTAATTCCTCCATAATCTCCTTATGCGGCTCAGGATTTGGAAAAATATCACTGAAATAATGATAACTATTTTCTAGTAAAATTAAAGGCTTACTTTTCATAATAGTTTCTTTACCCCCCTTCAATACATCTGCTTCAAAATTTTCTACATCTATTTTTATCAATGATATATGTTCAAGATGAAAGGAATCTAACGTTTTTACAGGTATACTATCAACCTGAAAACTTGCAGGTTGCTGGACGAGTGAATATCCGCCAGAATTATGTTCCGATGTGTTGAATAATGGAAGGGTATCTTCCTTACTACCCAATGCTGTTTCAAAAAAGGTACATTTATCTTTGTATTTTTCTAAATTCTGTTGGAATAATTCTATATTTTTTCGCATAGGTTCGAATGCATAGATATGTTCGTAATTTAGATATTTTGCAAAAAATAAAGAATGATTACCAATATTTGCTCCAATATCTAGAATTGTATGCTGGTCGTGATAATGTGTATCTATATATTCAAGCAAATTCCACTCATAAAAAATATGGTTCCATCGGATTATCTTACTAACATAATCTGACTCATTTAGATAAACAACTATATCTGTAGGATCATTTTTATAATAAACAGTTGTTGTCTCCATTCGTATAATTATTTACCTATTTAGATCTTTTAAACTAGAGATTTGCTTTTATAACCGACGCCAACTCAGGCACCAGGCTCGCCTCGTTTGCAATTGCTCGCAGCCTTGACTCAGGCAAAATACGGCTACAGATTGACATTGATTCCAACTCCTGTAAGAAGAGCTTATAGGCGTAGGGAACACGAATCTGGCAGAAATCGGTCACAGCATCACACGAGGTACATTTGTAGATTCCTGCCTTCGGATTCACCTGACCCAGAAGTCCGCATGACTTACAGACGAAACATTGGAAGTTATCCGATTTTTCCATCATGATCTCTTTCAGGAATTCGGACGCTCCGTGGGCAACCATGCAATCCCGCTCCATCTCGCCAAATCGCAGACCGCCATCTCGGGCTCGTCCCTCCGCCGGCTGGCGAGTCAACATGACCAACGGACCAGAGGATCTGGAATGGATCTTATCTTCAACCATGTGCTTGAGGCGCTGATAGAAGATTGGACCCATAAAGATACTCGTCTTCATTTGCTTTCCAGTTGTTCCGCAATACATCACCTCATTTGTATGCGGCTCCAATCCGAGGTCATCACGGAGCATCTTTGAGAGTCCGTCGACGCTCACATCCGTAAACGGGCTGCCGTCGCCCACTGCACCAATCTCACATCCCACTCGTCCCATGAGCGTTTCCATCAAATGTGCAATCGTCATGCGGCTAGGAATACAATGGGGATTAATGATAATATCTGGAATGATGCCGTTCGCCGTTTGCGGCATATCCTCAGGCTCCAGAATCATTCCCACCGTTCCTTTTTGCCCGTGACGGCTACAGAACTTATCACCGATTGTTGGAATGCGCTCGGACCGCACTCGAATCTTGACAAACGAGAATCCCTCGCCATTCCGTCCTCGATAAATCTTATCTACAAAACCCGTCTCGTTATTGCGGAGCATCTTCGATGCATCTCGGTAGCGCTTGCCGCCTACCGCCTCCACCGCCGCCGCCGCTGCCGCAGCCGACATCGACGCCAGAGATGAATGGCTGACTCCTGCCGCCATAGCCCCCTCCACCGCCCGTAGCCGAATAGGAACAACCTTGCCGATCAGAATATCATCGTTGTCCACAAACGTATTTTCAGGAATAATTCCATCCGCGCCCAACTTTTCGTAATTCG